GATTTGGATCGAATATTTAAAAATAGATATTCAATATCAAATGTTGGAAGTTCATCAACAATAATTCCTTTTGTCAGAATACATTTTTTTAGAACCTCTGTCACAGCGTTTGTAATGTCACTTGAGTTCTTTGACTCTAGTGCAATAATCAAAACTTTTTCTTCTTTTACAAGAAAAGGACGATATTTAACTTTTTTATTTGATGATGGTAGTTTTAACTCATAGGTTGGAGTTTCAATGGTGGGTAATGGCATAATATTTGATTCAGTGTTTTATTTAGTTGATTCTATCAACCAATATTCCATTTATTGTTCCTTGATAATTATCTCCTTTGTAATCAAAATCGCCAGGTATGGAACTATTGTTAAAAATTCGTGAATTGACCTCAGAAGTAGCTTTTTGTAATTCAACAGTCGTTTCTTGTCCATATGGCGTTTTCAAATTAGATTTTACAACCTCTTTTGAATCCATCAAATCAAAAGGAGTTTCAATTGGAGCATGGATACCATCCATTCGATCAAAACTTGTGAAGAATCGATCATAGGCAAACTGTACAGCACATCTTAACACATTTGAGTCACCATAGGCAACTCTCATCGATGTCAAATTAGTGGGCCATGCATTCACAAATTCATAGGACATCATTTGAGTTTGACCTGATTCAAATCTTTTTGGTTCCTTTATGAAAGTATCTCTTTCAAACTTTGTAACATGAAGAATCTCCTTATAATCCTCTGGATAATTAAATCGTGTAAATGCACTTAAATTTCTTTTGTTTGTTTGAACTGGATTAATATATGTCATCCAAGTTTCTAAAACCTCAAGAATTACATGGTCAGCATCAACATAAAAAACAAGATTTAATGGAGGGAAGTTTCTTAAATTTGGAAACTCCTCTACAATACCTTGATGATGACCAGTTGTGGTCGAAGTTGTGAATTGTGTGCCTGGAATTTCTGCTTGAGTACATAATATTGACATCTTCTCCATGAAATCGAGACCTTGAGTTCGACTACCACCAGATAGATTATTACCAAACCAAGTTTGATAATTTCCAAAAGAGAAATTTACCTGATAAAACGTGTCAAGAGACGGTCTTGCGACAGTGTTTCTAAGTTTATCGACACTATCTTGAAATATTTGACCACTCTTAGGAAATAAACTATTACTTGCCACAATAAATAGACTTAAGTTGTTATTACTATATATGAGCTATAAAGGGATATATAGGCCTTCTAACCCTAAAAAGTACAAAGGAGACTCAAAAAACATTGTTTATCGATCTCTTTGGGAGAGAAAGTTCATGAATTATTGTGATTTAAATGAGAATATACTTGAATGGGCATCTGAAGAATTTTGGATACCATATAAAGATCCAACAACAAATCGTGTTCGTAGATATTTTCCCGACTTTTTTATTAAATACAAAGATAAAGACAGCAATATTCGTAGATCAGTAATTGAAGTGAAACCAATGAGAGAAACGAAAGAACCAAAAGCAACAAAAGGAAAATCAAGAAAGACACTTATCAATGAATCAATGACATACGCCAAGAATCAGGCGAAGTGGAAAGCAGCGAGAGAGTTTTGTGATGATCGTAAATTAGAGTTCAAGATTATGACTGAAAAAGAACTAGGAATCCGATGAGTATTCTTCAAACCATTTTAAATAAAGTAAGTGGTCAGGTGAGTGAGGATTACTTTCGTAGTCAATTACTTGAAGAACTTGGATCTACAAGATTTGATAGTGATGCTGCAGACACTGCTGGATTTGCGCCTGGCCAATTATATTTTTTTACATACTCAGCACAAACTAAACAACCTTATTATGACATGTATCCTCTCGCATATGTGATTGAATATCGAACAGGTGGATTTTTAGGATGTAATCTACACTATGTTCGTTTGACTCAAAGAGACGAACTTGCAATAAGCTTACTAAATAACTCTGCTCAGGGTGCAGTTGCGGTTCCTCCCATAACTCTACATAAATATCTCTATACTGGCGTGAGAGGAACACCATATCGTATTCCTAATAGTGAATGGTCGGATGTTGCACAATTACCGACTGAAAAATTTGTTGATATGAGAGGTATTCCAGTTCCAAGAGATCGAATTTACAACAAAGTATAATGTCAGAAGAATTTAGCAAAGTATATACAATGTCCTCTGGGAACAAGGTTATCTATCGTTTTGATAAAGATGATAAAATTGTTGGTGTGAGTCAGAGAAGAATTGATGGAACCATTAAACCTGTTGAACCAGGCACGACTGATTTTACGGAAGCCCTTAATAGTGATGATGCACTTACAGCATATAATTTTAATAAGTATAAAGGAGAAAAAGAATCATATCTCACAAAAGATGAGTGGAGTAAAAGTAAAGATCAAATTCAATCCGAGTTAGAAAAAAGAAATCAAAGTTTTACAAAATCAGATAAGTCTTTCAGAAATCGAGCATTTATATCTTCGGGTGGAACAGCGAGTATCGCTCAATATACATCAAGAAAAAATGTAACAGCATCAGGGACATATACAGATCATGATGAAACTGCGGGCACTTATGGAAAGATGGGTAGAGAGATAAAAAATAGTGAAATTTTTGCATATCCATTAGATATTGATCCTCGTCAGGATCATATGAAAATTGTAAGATATGAATATTTACGAGCGGATATAAATTTAAGTAAAGGTGAAAGAAAAGAATTTACAAGAATTGGAGGAAAAGAAAAAACTGTTGCTGGTGATAGTGTAATCGGTAGTAATCCAATGGGTAGTATTCTATTACCTATGCCAAAAGTAACAGATGTAAATGGTGTTGAATGGGGAAAAAGTGAGTTAAATATTAACGGACTTACAGCTCTTGGATCAGTAGATAATTTATCAGGTATTGCTAAGAATGCTATAAGAGCAGACGGTATTAATAAATTTCAAGCAGATAGACAGGATGATGCAAAAGACGCTCAAGGTCGTGGAGTGCAAAAAGATGGTCTTTTGACATTAGGACAAACAATGGGCACACAAATATCACTCTCTACTGCTAATTTTTTAATGGGAACAGATATTGATATGGATACTTACCTTGCTCGAACTGGTGGTAAAGTTTTAAATCCAAATGCAGAGATGTTATTTCAAGGGCCAACCATACGATCATTTCCTTTTTCATTTTTAATGGTTGCAAGAAGTCAAAAGGAGGGTCAAGAAATTAGAAAAATTATTCGTTTTTTAAAATTAGGAATGGCGCCAAAATTTAGAAATACAACTTACTTAGCAAATCCTGACATATTTACTTTGCATTATAAAAATGGGCCAGGCAAAAACGATGAACTGGATACTGTGAATAAATTTAGCCCAGGCGGACTTGCATTAACAAATATGAACGTTGATTATGCACCGAATGGATATTGGTCTGCATATCGAGATTCACATCCTGTTGCACTCAGAATGGATCTTGAATTTACTGAACTTCGACCAATATACTATCAAGATCAAGAAAAAACTCCAAAAGCTAGTGTAGGATTATGACATACTCAGGATCACCAAATAGTTATTTTAGACAACTTCCAGAACTGGATTATCCATCATTAGTCAATGATCGTAATTCTGTATATGATTATCAGGTTGTAAAAAATCTTTTTAAAAGAGCAGTTATTCGTGATGACATTTTTGACGAGATCACAGCATTTACAAAATATTCTGTAAGAGGTGATGAAAGACCAGATCAGATTGCATATAATTTTTATAATGATTCTGGATTAGATTGGGTTGTTCTAACCACAAATAACATTATTCATGTAAGAGATGAATGGCCAATGGGAAATCAAGATTTTCTAACATATTTAAATGAAAAATATACAGAACAAGAATTAGCAAATATTCATCATTATGAGACTGATTTGATTAGAAATTCAAGAGGTCAATTAATACAACCAGAAGGCATGACAGTTCCAGAAAATTATTCAATTACATATCTGGATAATGGCGTTTTGAGAACAGAATCAAAAATTACATCATTTACTTTTTTAGAGCATGAAACTCGATTAAACGACAATAAGAGAAATATTAATATTTTGAAACAGGAGTATCTAACACTATTTTTAGAAGATATTGCAGATATCATGGATTACAAGAAATCTAAACAATTTGTAACTGGCAAACTCAAGAAAACAGAAAATCCACGCATAATTTCACCATAAAAAAAGAGGTCGTTTTGAGCGACCTCTGGCGTAAAAAATGGCCCGAAATTTTTTTCGGGTTATT